AATCTATACTAGGTGATATGAGAACAAGAGAGTTGAACGCTTACACAGAACAGGCTTTTGGTATACAAATTGCGGATAATGATCCTGAAACTTTACCGGATTCTGAAGAAGAGTTACAATTACACATGCAACTTACATACAAACAATCTGTTGAAATAGCTGAAGAACAAGCTATAAACACTTTATTAGATGGTAACAAGTATGAGTTAACAAAGAAAAGATTTTACTACGATTTAGCGGTTTTAGGTATAGCTGCTGTAAAAACAGGGTTTAACACATCAGAAGGTGTTGTTGTTGACTATGTGGACCCAGCAAATCTAGTTTACTCTCACACTGACTCTCCTTATTTTGATGATATTTACTATGTTGGTGAGGTAAAAACAATTCCAGTTAACGAACTAGCAAAACAATTTCCTCACCTATCTGGAAGTGATCTTGAAGATATAATGAAGAATAAATCTAATAACAGATCCAACTACAACTCTAGGCATACTTACGATAAAGAAGACAATAACACTATACAAGTTTTATACTTTAATTATAAAACTTACATGAACGAAGTTTATAAAGTTAAAGAAACTGGAACAGGCGCGGATAAAATTATACCAAGAGACGACCAATACAATCCGCCTAGCGATATGGAAGGTGGGTATGGTAGAATGCTAAGATCTATAGAGTGTCTTTACGAAGGTGCTATGATATTGGGTACAGACAAGCTACTTAAGTGGGAAATGGCGAAAAACATGATGCGCCCTAAAAGTGATTACACTAAAGTAAAAATGAATTATTCTATTGTAGCGCCTAGAATGTATAACGGTAAGATTGATTCATTGGTAAAACGTATAACTGGTTTTGCTGATATGATTCAACTAACACATTTAAAATTACAACAGGTAATGTCTAGAATGACACCTGATGGTGTTTACTTAGATGCTGATGGTTTAGCTGAAATTGATTTAGGTAATGGAACTAACTATAATCCGCAAGAAGCTTTAAACATGTTCTTCCAAACAGGTAGTGTTATTGGTAGATCATACACAGCTGACGGAGATCAAAATCTCGGTAAAGTTCCAATTCAAGAAATTACATCTGGATCTGGTGGAAATAAAATGCAAGCTCTTATTGGTAATTATAATTACTATTTGCAAATGATAAGAGATGTGACTGGACTTAACGAAGCTAGAGATGGTAGCACTCCAGATAAAAATGCTTTAGTTGGTATTCAAAAGATGGCTGCAGCAAATTCAAATACAGCGACAAGACATATACTACAAGCAGGATTATTTTTAACATCGGATGTTGCGGAGTGTTTATCGCTTAGAATATCTGATATACTAGAATATTCCCCAACAAAAGATGCTTTTGTTCAATCAATTGGAGGGCATAATTTAGCTACCCTTAAGGAAATGTCAGATTTACACCTATATGATTTTGGAATATTTTTAGAGTTAATGCCAGATGAAGAGGAGAAAGCTGTGTTAGAAAACAACATACAAATGGCTTTACAACAAGGTAGTTTAGACCTTGAAGATGCTATTGATGTTAGGGAAATTAGAAACGTAAAACTTGCTAATCAAGTACTGAAGATTAGAAGAAAGAAAAAGATGGAACAAGATCAATTAATGCAACAACAAAATATTCAAGCTCAGGCAAATGCCAATGCTCAAACTCAACAAGTAGCAGCTCAAGCCGAGGTTCAAAAAAATCAAGCAATAACACAAAACAACGCTCAGTTAGAGCAAGTAAAAGCTGGATTAAAGACTGAACAAATGAATTTGGAAGTTGAGCACAAAATGAAGTTGATGCAATTTGAGTTTGAAATAAATCAAAGGCTTCAACAAATGAACATGCAGCAGGTTGACATGAAAGAAACGATGAAAGAAGATCGTAAAGATAGTAGGTCAAAAATGCAAGCCTCTCAACAAAGCGAGCTTATAGATCAAAGATTAAACAAAAAACCACCTAAAAACTTTGAGTCATCAGGTAATGATATACTAGGTGGAGATTTTGGTTTAGGAAGATTTGACCCTAGTTAGAATTTATTAATTATTATTATATTATATTATGGAAGAAGAAAATGAAAAAGTAGTCGAAGAGACTACGCAAGATCAAACCGTAGAAGCGGTTGATAAAAGTAAGTTTGAATCTGCTGGTAACGATAACGTTATTAAAGTAGATTTAAGCGCTCCACCACAAGAAGAGAAAGCAGAAACTGAGGTTGTGGCGGAGGAAAAAACTGAAGAAGCAGAAGCGGTAACAGAAGTTACTGAAGAAGCAGAAGCACAACCGGAAGCTGAAACACAAGAAACTCCAGTATTAGAAGAGATTACCGAGGAGGAAGTTGAGCAGGTTGAAGAGCAGGTTGAAGAAGCTATAGCAGAAGCTGAAGCTACTGGAAAACCTTTACCAGAGAACATCCAAAAGTTAATGGACTTTATGGAAGACACTGGTGGTAATTTAAATGACTATGTTAAGCTTAATAAAGATTATAGTGAGATGGACAATCAAGATCTACTCCACGAATACTACAAGCAAACAAAACCTCATTTGAATAATGAAGAAATTAACTTCCTTATGGAAGATACATTCTCATTCGACGAAGATGTAGATGACGATAGAGAAATACGTAGAAAGAAATTAGCGCTTAAAGAGCAAGTTGCCAGCGCTAAAAGCCACTTAGACGGGCAAAAGTCTAAATACTATGACGAGATCAAGGCTGGAAGCAAACTTACGGGTGAGCAACAAAAAGCAATTGATTTCTTTAATAGGTACAACAAAGAGTCAGAAGCAACTCAAAAAATAGCAGAAAAACAAAAATCAACTTTTTTAAATAAAACTGAAAATGTTTTTAACGACAAGTTCAAAGGTTTTGAATATAACGTCGGTGATAAAAAGTATAGATTTAATGTAAACAATGCTGAAGAGGTTAAAAGTACCCAAGGTGATATTAATAATTTTGTCAAGAAGTTCTTGAACGAAAACAATGAAATGTCAGATGCCAAAGGTTATCATAAATCTCTATATACAGCAATGAATGCAGACGCTGTTGCAAAACACTTTTACGAACAAGGAAAAGCTGATGCTATGAAAAATAGTATTGCTAAATCCAAAAACGTTGATATGAATCCAAGACAAAGTCATGGAAAAATTGAAGCGGGTGGTATGAAGTTTAAAGTGTTAGGTGATAACTCTTCTGATTTTAAGTTTAAGATTAAAAATAAAAACAAATAACAATTTAAAAATTTAAAATTATGGCAATTACAGGAGGAAGTTTGTTGAACAAGGTGCCTTCACCTCAACAACAAACATTAAGCTCAAATTACATTGACTTCGCAGGAGGTTCAACTGGATGGGAGCAACAATATTTACCAGATCTTATGGAAAAAGAAGCTGAAGTTTTTGGAAACAGAACTATTTCAGGATTTCTTTCACAAGTAGGAGCTGAAGAGGCTATGACTGCTGATCAAGTAGTATGGTCTGAACAAGGAAGATTACATTTATCTTATGTAGGTACAGTAGCTACAGCGGGTGATACTAACGGTACGTTTACAGTTGTAACTGATATCGATGGTTCTGCTGATACTGAAAATGGTTTTTTAGTAGCATCTCACGGTGTTAGAGTAAATGACATTGTACTTATCGCAACTGCTGGAATCGTTACTAAATGTTTAGTAGTAGAAACTCCAGCTACAGCTGTTATTACAGTTGAGCCTTATGACAAAGCTACTTTAGCTGGTCACGCAACAACTGGTAGTGGATCTGTATTATTAGTTGTAGGTTCTGAGTATGGAAAAGGAGCTGCTTATGCTGATATTACTGGAGCTGGTGAGGCTACTAAAAGAACAGCTTTAACGCCAACTTTTAAGTCTTATAGCAACAAGCCAATTATAATGAAAGATTACTACGAAGTGTCAGGTTCTGATGCGTCGCAAATTGGTTGGGTTGAAATTTCTGGTGAAGAAGGTCAAAACGGTTACTTATGGTACTTAAAAGCTGAGGGTGATACTAGAGCTAGATTTACTGATTACTTAGAAATGGCAATGTTAGAATCTGAAAAAACAGTTGCTGCATCTATTATTGGTTTTAACGGAAGTGTTGTTCGTGATGCTACTGATACTGGTGCTGGCGGATCTGGTACTGAAGGTTTGTTCGCTGCTATTGAGTCTAGAGGTAACGTTACTTCTGGAGTTACTGGTGTTAATGCTGCAACTGATTTAGCTGAATTTGATGCTATCTTAGCTGAGTTTGACAAGCAAGGTGCTATTGAAGAAAACATGATGTTTGTAAACAGAGCTACTTCGCTAGCAATGGATGACATGTTAGCTTCTATGAATTCTTATGGAGCTGGTGGTACTTCTTACGGAGTATTTGATAACTCTGAAGATATGGCTTTAAACTTAGGTTTCTCTGGTTTCAGAAGAGGTTCTTATGACTTCTACAAGTCTGACATGAGATACTTAAACGATAAAGCTACAAGAGGTGAGATCAACCGTATTGCAGGTTCTGCTGCGATCAGAGGTGTTGTTGTCCCAGCTGGTGTATCTTCGGTTTATGATCAAGCTTTAGGAAAGAACATGAAACGTCCTTTCTTACACGTTAGATATAGAGCTTCTCAAACAGATGACAGAAAAATGAAAACTTGGGTTACTGGTTCTGTTGGTGCTGCTACATCTGCACTTGACGCGATGCAAATCCACTATTTATCTGAAAGATGTTTAGTTACACAAGGTGCTAACAATTTCATGTTAATGAAATAAGCATTATTATATTAAAGACCGGGGCTTCGGCCTCGGCCTTTTATTTTTATTAATTTATATTATATTATATTATGGCAAAGAAAAAAGAAACAAAAAAAGAAATAGTAACCGAAGAGGTTACTCAAGTTGTAGAAACTCCAATTGTTGAAAAAGCTGTTGTAGAAACTGCAAAACCAAAAAGAGTTGAAAAGAAAAACCCAAAACTAGAAGACGGTTGGGAAATAAAAGACAGGATATACAGGTTAAAAGGTAGTAAAAAACCTTTATCAAGATCTGTTAGATCCGCAAGCATACACTGGTTTGATGAAGAAAAAGGTTATGAAAGAGAGCTTAAGTACTGTCAAAATCAAAGAACTTGTTTTGTGGATGAAATGAAAGGTGATCAAAGGTTAGAGCATGTTGTTTTTAGAAATGGTATGTTAATTATTCCTAAAGAAAAAACAGTTTTGCAAAAACTACTTTCTTTATACCACCCAGATAGAGACAAAATGTTCTACGAAGAAAAACCAGTAGCAAAAGCAATGGGCGAAATAGCTTGGTTAGAAATGGAAATAGAGGCATTAAATGCTGCTCAAAATATTGACATTGATATGGCTGAGGCAATCATGCGTGTTGAAGTAGGTTCTAAAGTATCAGACATGAGTTCTAAAGAACTTAGAAGAGATTTGCTATTATATGCTAGGAGAAACCCAGAGTTGTTCTTAGAGTTAGTAAATGATGAAAATGTTGTACTTAGAAACTTTGGTATTAGAGCAACTGAGATGGGGTTGTTAAAATTATCTTCTGATCAAAGAACTTTTTCATGGGGTTCTAATGACAGAAAACTAATGAATGTTCCATTTGATGAACACCCTTATTCAGCTTTAGCCGCTTGGTTTAAAACTGATGAAGGTATGGAGATTTACTCCAATATTGAAAAAAGATTAAATTAATCTAACTGTAGATGCGGTCGCTCTACGGGGCGATCGTAAACTACAAAATTAAAAAGAAATTATGGTTAGTATAGATACGGTATATCAAAGAGTTTTAGCTTTGGCAAATAAAGAGCAAAGAGGCTATATAACACCTCAAGAGTTTAATCTATTTGCTAACCAAGCACAAATGGAAATGTTTGAACAATATTTCTACGATATAAACCAGTCCAACAGAGTGCCTGGTAATAACCAAGAGTACTCAGACTCACTAAGTGTTTTATATGAAAAAATAGGACTTTTTGAAATGGAAAAAGGTAACGCTTGGATGGATGTAAACATGCCAGTAACAGGTGGTATATGGATGGCAATTCCAAGTGAAGTTTACAAGGTTGGTACCGTAAAAGTTGGTACAAGTCAAGTTGAACTACTCAATAGCAAGGATTATGACGAAGCTAGAAAGTCTCCACTAACCGCGCCAACATTAGAAAAA